TCGAGACAACCCAGATGCTGTGAAAGATTGTTTTATGGTCATCCAATGGACCACTTGGGAAAGAGAAGAATGGTGGTATGAAGGACACGACTTCCAAGTGAATGCATCAGGGATTGATGATATTCCAGAAGCCTTGCAACAACGCTACAAACAATTTGTTGTTGATGTAGATTGGGAAAAATGTAGACAACGTGCCCATAATGAAATTTGGGAATTCCATCAAGAACTAGAAGCACAAGAAATTCGGCATGTTATGTTCAATGGTAACAGTCATTTTGATGGCATTGCAGACCAAAAGGCCTGGGGATCATGCTACATGCACCCATATGCTGCCAATATGACTTACGATTCGGTGCTAAGAAGCAATGGATTTAAAACGGTTAATCCAGATAGTTGGCATTTTGGGCCAGATGCCCATTGCTATTGGGCGGAATATGTGTTACAATACATTAAACGCAACCAACTATTGAGTCCAAATGAAATACCTACTTATTGACACAGCCAACATGTTTTTCCGAGCACGTCACGGTGCCCACAGAGCCAGTGACACTTGGACCAAACTGGGCTTTGCGCTACACGTTACAATGATGGCTGCCAACAAGGTGGCCAAACGTTTTCAGGCAGATCACGTGATTTTCGCACTGGAAGGGCGTAGCTGGCGCAAGGACTATTACGAGCCCTACAAGAAAAACCGTGCTGTAGCACGTGGTAAAATGACCGAGGACGAAGCAGAAGAAGATAAACTGTTTTGGGAAACCTATGACAATCTGACTAAATACTTGTCAGACAGAACCAATTGCAGTGTTATTCGTTGCGCAACAGCCGAAGCAGATGACATCATTGCACGTTGGATATCATTACACCCCCAAGACGATCATGTAGTAGTTAGCTCGGACACAGACTTTGTACAGTTGGTGGCACCTAACGTCACACAATACAACGGCATTACAGATGAACTGATCACACTGGAGGGCATATTTGATGCCAAGGGTAAGCCTGTTACAGATAAAAAAACTAAACAACCAAAAACCATCCCGGATCCGTCCTGGCTATTATTTGAGAAGTGCATGCGTGGCGACACCTCCGACAATGTCTTCTCTGCTTATCCGGGAGTACGTGAAAAAGGGACAAAGAATAAAGTTGGTCTCCGTGAGGCCTTTGCCGACAGAGACAAAAAAGGCTACTCGTGGAACAACATGATGCTTCAGCGTTGGACCGACCATAATGGCGAGGAGCACAGAGTGTTGGACGATTATGAACGTAACTGTACATTGATCGATCTCAACGCACAACCGGATGCGGTCAAGGCAACTGTAGATGCCGCAATCCGTGAACAACTTAGTCACAAAGATGTGGGCATGGTAGGCGCACACTTCATGAAATTTTGTGGCAAGTACGAGCTGACCAAGCTCAGTGACCAAGCTGATACAATCAGTCGATGGCTCAATGAAACATACAAAGGAGTATTAAATGATACACGCCAAACCAGTAATTGACAACGAGTATTGGATCTTGAAAAAAGACGATCAAAAAGTTGGCAATATTCAAGCAGTCAACGATGGTTATCAAATAACTATTGAGAACAAAACAGGGCTGTACAAAACCATTCCCATGTTGCGCAAACGTGAGAATGTGGAATTTGAGCCGGCTGAAAAAGCAACTAAACCAGCCACGGATGTGGTTCATGGATATCCTACTGGATGCAGAGCACACAATCCTATCTGGGACGTTAAGCACAAATTGCCACTGTTTACCAAAGACACCAAGAGTAAATCATGGTACGCCGCTGGATGGTACATGATCAAACAACATCGCACTTGGAAGCCGGTACAAAATCCCAAACTAATTGTGCTCGAACGCTACAAATATCAAGGACCTTTTTATTCTAAAGAAGAAGCCAATGACAAATCCGTTTCGTGATCAAGAAAAATTCATGCGAGCCTGCGACCAAAGCGTCGACAAGTTTAATGGCACACAGTTCGATATGTATTGTGACCTTATTGAAGAAGAGCATAAAGAACTAAAGGTTGCGTTGGTAGAAAACGACGAAGAAGAAATTGTTGATGCATTGCTGGACATCCTTGTTGTTACCATAGGCGCACTGCACAGCTTTGGTGCCGACGGCGAAGGTGGATGGAAAGAAGTTATGCAAACTAACTTTGCCAAGATTGATCGAGAAACTGGCAAAGTACGCAAGCGCGAAGATGGCAAAGTGCTTAAACCAGTGGGCTGGACGGCACCTGATCTCAAACCGTTCTTGAAAAAATGACAACACGAGTTGATACCACCTTTGGTGAAGATCCTGATTACGACAAAGTAATCACAGTGAAGCACGGCAAGATTACTATCAATGAGTGGGGAGAAAAATATCTTACTCCAGAAGAAAATGCCGAGTGGCTGGAGCAGGATCGCATACACGAGGCTGCTGTACACGCTGCCATTGCCGCTGGTGACTGTTTTCATGACCGAACTGATCAATACAATGTACAAATCAAGTGGCGGAATCAAGAAGTTCATTTAGAATGGATGAATACTATCAGTCAAGAGAATCATGCTGTGTACCACAGTTATTGGGCTAGGTACAATAAGAAGATGGCCGAACTACAAGAGGAAAACAAATGAGTTTGCATATAAATCGTTTTATTGACTTGATCAAAGCACAAGAAAGTCGCGGTGGCAGAGATGTCACTTTGAGTCTTCGAGATGCCAAAGATTTACACGCAGATATTACCAAGTTACTGCTGGTTCTTGAGAAACTACGTGAGGATCAGAGCAAAGGCGATGAGGTAGTAAAGGTTGAATTGACTGGAGGTACTTTTTAAAGTACCCAGTTTTTAGCATAAATAATGCTAGGAGTTTATCAATGAGCAGACCTAAACCCAGTGTGTTAATAGAACACACAAACAAACAAACTTACAAGACCGAGCAAGTGCTGGCGTCGGAAGGAGTGTGGGCTGTGTTCTACGACAACAAACCTATCAATCTAAAGACCAGCAACATGCTGACGCAGTATCCTGGACCCAAGTACAAAAAGGTCAGTTTCTCCAATCCCGGCCATGCAATCAACTTGGCTCGTAAACTCAACGCACAGTTTAAAACAGACAAGTTTAGTGTGGTACTGTTGACACAAGGGGCGCAAGTGTTCCCCAATGCTCAATAAGATCACACTTACTCAACAACTACTGGATCAACTAAAGTGGGAGTTCAAACCCACACTAGATGACGCACTAAAAGGCTGGTGGAAGAATCCCGATGAACATGCCGGCCTACGATTAACCGCTGAAGGTTTTTTTGTGTTTGGGCTATTAGAAATTGCACATTACGAGTTTGATGTGCCACCTAGCATGCCAGCACTGCCTGGACAGTTGTTGACCTTGGATCGCAAACTCACTTGCCCTTATTACATCTTTCTTGGCAAGAAACCCAAGCTATTATTATTTGGCAGCAAGGAAGCCACAATGTATTCCTTGTACGGAGACCTTGAAAAGTTCCTAAGGGGTATAAGCAGGCAGTAATCTGTCGGCTAGTGCCCGAGCTTGTGTTACAAATTCACGCTCCATGCGATCAGGCAATCCCCACAACACATACTCACGCTGACGTTCAAGTCTGTCGCGATACGGAGCAAGATTAATCTTGCCATAGATAACATCTTGATTTAGACGCAGTGCCATCTCTGCTCGAGATTCATTTGGCATGGTGTCGTAACTGTTATTTACTAGGTCGTCAAACATATCAAACCCCATGCGACGGCATTGATCCACAATACCTTGATGACCAATCACAATGGGTATTTGTTCTGCTGCCATGGCCAACAGTGTTTTTTCTGTAACAATGCCTGTGGCTTCTGTGTATTGTGTTTCTGTCACAACATTAACAGCCGCTGATCCGTACACATATTTCAATGCTAGAAAGTTTGGAAAGTTATCGCAACCAAAGTATCTGCTGTAGTCCCACTCTGGCAAAGGTATCTCCTGTCCAAGACTCAACCACCCATTGTGCCAATTTTTTAACATATAAGCAACTTGATATCTGTGAGGAGTAAGTCTGCCATTCAAACATTGCCAAGCGTGTGTGCGTGGTTTGCTTAGAATATCTTTCCATTGATCAAAACCTTGTGCCAGTGCGTTACACATGTCATAGTTGTGATTGCTAAACTTGATCAAGTTCAACGGTCCTGTGTAGTACTGATCCAGATCACTGGTCCAGTATGTGACAAGAACTTGATTTGAGTTGGCACCATAAAACTGTTCAACTTTTTGTAGTTCTAACACATGACTACCATTCATTTTTACAAAATCAGGAAAGTGAACCACGGCCAATGTTTTGGGAGTGAACTCAATGTGGTCTAGCCACAAGTCCCATCCATTCTCGGCATCGAACTCGCCCTGGTAAGCATGGTACCGATTTGGAGTTATGTCAAACCCCATTGGGCCTAGTGTTTGATTAAAGAAGTGTCCAAAATTCATAGCTGTCTATTTAACCTGTAAATACTGCATGGAACTAACAATTGAACAAGCACTAGGCGACCAGTGGGCAATGTTTTATCACTCACAATGGCCTGTAGAAGATCTACAGCCAGTTTGCACCCTGCAAAGGACTGTGGAAGTAGTCAACAACGAATTACAGTATAATAACAGAAATTTATTTTCGTGGCCTGCAATGAAACAAGACGAAGCAGCAAGACTCATGAGAGCCAACTGGATCTATCAGAGATTAGTCGCAGAGCCTATACGCAAACCCATACTTGCACATCAAGAAAACAATCAACTGGTAGTAGATTGCGGAGATACTAGATTAATGGCCCTGAATTTGTTGCCGGATCCAGGCACAGTAAGTGTTGTGGTTGTTGTGCCAATTTCCCAAGCTGAGGAGTATTCTGGTTGGCGTCAAATACGTACCAATCGAGATTTGATGCGAGCAACTGAGTTTGGTCGCGGCGCTGGCATTGCATTACGAGTCAACGATACTGGCAGGATTGAATGGTTAGAAATTGGTGACCATACCACTGCACATCATTTGCATGATGTCGATCAACGTATTGCTATGATGCAACGCTATGTTGACACCCAAGAAGATACATTTGAGTTTTCAACTGACTGGGCTAGAAGCCATGTTAATTGGGACATCTACGCCAGGTGAGGCAAATAGGCCTGCTTCCATTGCTCAAATTCTGCGTCCCAGTTGTTTTTGTAGAGCTTGAGTAGTTCTCGATTGTATGTGGCTGCTTTCAAACATCGGGCACGTATTTGATCTTGGGTTCCGTTCATAAGCACTTTTGATACATCTGTGATACTTTTCCATACAAAAATGCCTATTCTGTTTTCTACAACTTTGAGTTTATCATAGTGATTGTGATCAATCATGTCGCTCATGCAATCAAATCCAAGACTTTCTAAGTAGGCCACAGCATATCGTCCCATGTATGCGGTCCACGGTACAGGTAATGTGAGCAGTCTAAAGATTTTTTCACTAAGTGCCACCGTGTTATCGCTACTGTAAGTTTCGCATTCAACAGTTAACCAACTGCGAGTGTATATTTCATGATGTGCAATGTCATAATTTTTCAATGGCATCTGTGGTGCTAACAGTTTATAACTAGCTTGCCACGCTGCCTTGTCATCGTCTGATAGTTCGGTGTTCCAGTACTTGTCAAACACAGCAGGCAACCGATCAGTGCCACCAAATGTGTCACCGTCAAATTGGTCTTGGCAGTTGAAATTTACATAACCTTTGTGTAAATGCACACGTTTGGCCAATTCTAACACGAGTTTAAGTCGTCGAGGGTCAATCCTGTTTACACTGAAACAAAACTGTCGGTCTGGTTGCCATTCTGGCATGAGTTCATTGTGGCTGTAGATTCCGTAAAAGCTAGGAGGCAACTGCCAAACTCGATATTGTGTTGGGCATCCAATATAGTTGTCGGTGATTACTGTGGTGTTGCGATCAAACATGTAAGGTACATCCACATGATAGTTGTCGGCACAATCACGTATGTCGTCAACTAGACATAGCACAACTTTTTTATCTCCGCGATGCCAATTGCGTCGTTGCTGATCATTTTTTTGCCACCCAAGATTGGTCAGTGTAGTCTCAAAATAATCTAGAGTAGCTTGCTCTTGTGACAAGCACCCACTGTTCCAAATGCCGCCACGATGGATGGGCTCTTGTGTGAAGGGATCAAAGTTCATGGAAATACTTATAAACACAAAACAGTTGACCAAATAATCCCAATCTGTTAAACTGTATATACAGTAGTTAATAGGAGAAAGGAAAGCAATATGTCTAAACTCTATACTTTTATCGTTAATCCCAAAGTTAAAGAGATCTTGGAACTTGCCGATAAACTCCGTGAATGCTTGGAATATCCCAACAGTGAAAACTCAAGGGACGAGCGTCACTATTCAGAGCATTTTGAAGCCGAGATTATCAAGGTTATCAAGAGAAAATAGTCTATAGTTAACTATAATTGACTATAATCCACTATAATATTATCGGGGATTATCGATAATATTATCGGATTATCCAGGTAATACTCAAGTATTACCTTGTTTTTTGTGGCTTTTTTGCCACACTGTTTCGGTTGACCGGAAATGCCCGATTTGCTATAATACACTATGAACTTAAAAAAGCAACCCCGCAAAAAACGTGTCGATCGTACACACATTGTTTACTTCATCCAAATTGGATTGGAGTACTATGTGGGCATCACTGCCAAGACTCAGCGTACAATCAACATGAGCTTGCGTAGCCGCATCAACAAGCACATTTATCGTAGCCGCACAGAAGACAAGTCATGGAACCTGTACGAAGCCATTCGTGCCGCAGGTGAAGAGGCTGTTAACTATGCCATTATTGATGTGGTGCGTGGCAAGCAAGCCGCACACGATATCGAGCGTGAACTGATTCGTCAGTACATGCCTGCATTGAACACTGACGTGCGTGTTAAGCAAATTGGTTGACCAATAATTGCTGATTTGCTATAATATGAACATAGTAAGAAATAAGGAGCCACAAATGACTACAGAATTTACAAGTTGGGAAGACATGACAGAATTAGAGCAAGCCCAATGCACATTTTGGGACATGTACAAGGATGCCTACGGTGTTCGTCCCCGTGGTGTTGACACATCTGGTTGGACTCTTGAGCAGTTCCAAGATGAGTTTGTGATCTTGGGTCAAGCTATTGACCGTGAAGAGACTGCTCGCAAAGAAGCCGAGACCAAGGCTGTCGAGTTGTTTGAACGCCGTGTTGCTGAATTGATCAGCACAGGTGCTCAAGATTATGTCATGGCCATGCGTTGGATCCACGAAGCCGAAGAGACCAATGGTGACAATGATTACCTTGCTTGGACACTGGGCTTGCCCTATCAATATTTCCGCAAAGCGGCTTAAGGAGATGACAATGATTAAAGAACACACACAATCCAGTTATTACGACGAACGCCATGGCGGTCCTTACGATCGTGGCGTCTGTGACAGCTACTACGGTCGTGACTACTGGCCACATTACTTTGTGAGAGACACTCACAAGAGTCCTCGTATTGACATAGATCAAATGACTGACGCAGAAGTTGCGGCCTACGCCGCTGGCTATCGTAACAACGAAGCTACCGGCGACAAAAAGGAGTGGGTATAAAATGACAATGCCAGCAGGACGATATTACATTGGTGACTTGTGCTATGTCATGCACCCGGAATGGGACGAGGCATGTGCCATGTTCTTCCCACCTCAGCACGAAGGTCGTGGTGTGGAAGGTGAGTTCGTCTTGAAGGATGGCCGACGTTTTGCCAGCTTTGGCACAGCCTGGGGTGACGGCACATACAACAGCAACATTGGTACTGAACACATGGTGGACTCTGGCTCCATTGGCTGTGTGCAAGTTGAAGACATTTGCGACAACACTTACGATGACATTGAGAGCCTAGGTGCTATTGTAGAATTTACGCAACCATTTGAAGTCAGAAAGGTAAGCCTGGGACTACTGAAGTTCGGGCATGTGGAAATTGAAACGGATGCTGACTATGACAAAGAATATTGCTAAATTGGTTGACAACGGCAGAGTAGCGGTGTTATACTCACCGGGCTTTGGCGCTGGTTGGAGCACTTGGAATCAGGGAGTGCCAGAAATCTTGTTTGATCCTGCTATTGTAAAATTTATAGAGAATGATCAAATGGCAGAGTTAAACACCTACGTCACACTCAAGTATCCAGGACTCTACACAGGTGGCATGAATGACCTGGCAGTGGCTTGGTTATCTGTGGGCACTGAGTTTCGAATCAAAGAATACGACGGTGCCGAAAGCATTGAAATAAAAGGAGAAGCAAATTGGATAACAGCATGAAACGAGCAGACTTTAGTCGACTAGGTTGGACCTCTTACAGGTACGAAGCTCTTGCACCCGAGATCACAGATTTTACAGAAGCTCGGGCTGTGATTGCTTATATCAAGTCCCTACTATGAGAGTGATTGTAAATTCAGCCGAGACCGTAGTACTACCTTGGGAAGAAGGTCTCCTGGAATGGTTGCAGGAACGCTATCCATACAGCCGGTATCAGGTGGTAGAGATCCGCCAGATGGGTTGACTATAAATAGTTTTCCTTGTACAATGAACCAATGCGCCTATAGCTTAATGGTAAAGCAGTGGACTCATAATCCATTGAGTCTAGGTTCAATTCCTAGTGGGCGCACCAAACTCTCTGGCCATAGTATAATGGATAATACAGTAGCCTTCTAAGCTATCAATCTAGGTTCGATTCCTAGTGGCCGGACCATGCCTTGTTAAATAACAAATACTAGGAGAACACAATGGCTTCATATATCACAGCAGTAAAAGCGGCACTGGAGAAAAAGCATGCCGCACAACATCCTGATGCAAAACCTGCTAAAGGTTCCAAGTCAGTTAAGAAAACAGCACCACAGCCAGTGGGCAAACCTGTTAAAAAGGTCACTGGTCGAGGCGGCTAATAACGCGAGTGTGGTGGAATCGGTATACACACAAGACTTAAAATCTTGCGCCGCAAGGATTGAGGGTTCAAGTCCCTCCACTCGTACCATTAAGGAGTAGCAATGCTCAGTCATAGTCCCGATCGTAATACTTTCCAAAAAGAGAACTACATCAACCGATGTGCGGAAAACGGCAAAAAACCCAATAAAGCCTACATCAAAATGTTTGAACAAGCTGATATTAACAAGATGGCCCAAGAACAAGATACCGAATGGCTC